TTACGGGGTAATGCCAACCGCTGCCGCCACTTTGTCGCCACTTGGCAGCGTTGCCAGAGGATTGAAACGGAGCGCCGTTTCCAGATGATCCGGTGCCAGATGTGCGTAACGCATAGTCATTTTTATATCGTGGTGTCCGAGAATTTTTTGTAAGGCCAGAATGTTTCCACCCGACATCATGAAGTGCGCCGCAAACGTATGGCGCAGAACGTGTGTGAGTTGACCGCGAGGGAGCACGATAGACGTTTTTTCCATCACGGATAAAAATTGAAAATAGCAGTCTGTGAAGAAATTGAACCCATCAAGCGCCATGATCTCTTCGTAAAGCTCTTTACTGATAGGGATGCTTCTGTTTTTCTTCCCCTTCGTTCTTACAAAGGTAATTCGGTATTTGGTCACCTGTGAACGAGTAAGATTTACGGCTTCTCGCCAGCGTGCGCCTGTGCTTAAGCATATCTTAACTACCAGTGCCAGAATTGGGTCCTGACGTTTGCAATCAGCCAGTAATTCAACAATCTGCTCATGGGTAAGCCATGCCATCTCTTTTTCTGCGATGGTGAATTTTCGCATGTTCTCCAGTGGGTTCGGATACGACCATTCGCCCAGGCGGGATAGTTCGCTAAAAACACTACTTAGATAGCTTTGCTCCAGGTTAATGGTGACCGGGCTTGCTCCTTTCTTCCATTTCTCGCTGAAGTAGATCTCACCTGTCAGGCGTTTATCTCGATAGTGGGCAAACATTTTAGAGGTTAGATCAGTTGCAAGGGGATTGCCCAGAGCGTCAACCATCAGCAGCAATTTGTCATAGACATGCTGCCCAGCTGTCAGTGATTTACCATGTAGTTTGAACCATAGCTCAACCACGTCTTTCAGTGTTCGACGATCCACTGATTCTCCCAGCCAGGGCTTTGCTTCGGTTTCTTCCATCGTATGGCGCTCAAAAGCCAGAGCTTCGCCTTTGGTGGCGAATTGTTTACGCACACGACGCCCACTACGTCCGGCGGGGTAACATTCGCAAAGCCATTTTCCTGTGGTGAGTTTTCGTACTGCCATAAAAAATGCCCTCCAATAGAGAGCATTTTTACTGTATATATAACCAGTGTCAATGTATGAAATCCTGCGACCATACATCTCACTGAAGCCATAATGAAGTTGGCTATTTTTTGCTATGTGAGTATGTGACTTTTGCGGTTAGCCTGCGGCTCATTGTTATATTAGGCGCAGATATAAAAGCAAAATTTATCGCGAGTTTTTAGTACAGATTTTTTTTGATTTACTAATAGTTCCATCATTGCAAACGAACTTTCCATCGGAGGTACAGTGAGAGACACCTCCCTTTTTCCCAGAACAAGGATAATTTTTAGCATAGGTAGTTAGTGGGTTTAATAACAAAGAGCATGATAAAACCACAAAAAATACCTTACCAAGCATAGTTTCCTCCCGGTATTACCTAACGTACTTAATTGTTAAACTTATAATTTTCCCAATTATTTCAACATCTTCTATCTTGCACTCGAAGGCTCTGTTTCCACCTTCAACGAAGATTCTTCCACCGGGTAAACGAGTAATGTCGCGGATTGTTATTTCGCCATCAATACTTATTACCCATTTACCGTCACGTATATCATCAAATTCTTTATCACAAATAAATTCAGAATTGTTATCTGTGATGACAAAAGGTTTTTTAAACGTAGAGGGTAGAAATCCCTTATCAAAAATATAAAAACCGTCTTCACGCAAGGCACCATCAGATAATACATATTTAGCAACTTCCATAGTATTTGTATTACCTGAAGTTTGCTTTGAACCATGTCCGGTTGTGAGCCAATTAAGCGAGGTGCCCGTTTCAAGGGCGCACTGGATTACCCATTCTGCTGGGAATGAGTCACGCATGTAGCGTGTGGCGAGTGTACTTTTAGAGATTCCTAAATGATCGCACAACGCCTGTCGAGTTTTGAATCCATAAGCTTCTACCATGCGCTCTATAGCGCCTCGTCCGCCTTTCTCCAAATTCATGGTCACTCCAAGTGAACTTTTATCTTGACGATTTCACTGTGCGATCGTATGTTTATGGTGTTCACAAAATACAAACGATCCGTATTCGTCCTGATTAATCATCATTAAACGAGGAATGTTGCATCATGAGACCTAACATTTCAATCACTCTTACCACGCCTCATGTGACTATTGAACGCTATAGCGAGCTGACAGGGCTGTCCATCGATACCATCAATGACATGTTGGCTGACGGACGCCTTATCCGTCACCGTCTGCGCAAAGATAAAAAACGTGAAAAAGTGATGATCAACATAGCAGCCATGACCGTTGATGCGCTTTCAGAATGCAATCTAAACCTTAATTAGTTCGATTCTGAAATACATCAGAGGCATTGACCATGTTTGATTACCAAGTTTCCAAACATCCACATTTTGATGAAGCCTGTCGTGCATTCGCATTGCGCCACAACCTAGTGCAACTGGCAGAACGTGCAGGCATGAATGTGCAGATTCTGCGGAACAAGCTGAACCCAGCTCAACCTCATTTATTAACCGCACCAGAAATCTGGTTGCTTACCGATCTGACTGAAGATTCAACGCTGGTAGATGGCTTTCTGGCACAGATTCACTGCCTGCCATGTGTACCGATTAATGAGGTGGCAAAAGAGAAACTGCCGCATTACGTCATGAGTGCAACTGCAGAGATAGGGCGTGTCGCGGCAGGTGCGGTTTCTGGTGATGTAAAAACCAGTGCAGGCCGTCGTGATGCGATCAGCAGCATTAACTCTGTTACACGACTGATGGCGCTGGCTGCTGTTTCATTGCAGGCCCGTTTACAGGCTAATCCTGCGATGGCGAGTGCAGTTGATACCGTGACTGGCCTCGGTGCTTCATTCGGTTTGCTGTGAGGTGCTTATGCTGACGAAAGAACCATCATTTGCATCGCTGCTGGTAAAACAAAGCCCGGCAATGCACTACGGTCACGGCTGGATCATGGGTGAGGATGGTAAACGCTGGCATCCGTGCCGTTCACAAGATGAATTGCTGGCAGAACTATCTACGAAAAAACGGGGGAACAAATGGCTATTGAAGGCGCTGCGGCGACTGTTCCATTAAGCCCCGGTGAACGCCTGAATGGACTTAATCACATAGCGGAATTAAGGGCGAAAGTTTTTGGCCTGAATATTGAGTCAGAGCTTGAGCGGTTTATTAAAGATATGCGTGATCCACGGGATATCAATAACGAACAAAATAAACGAGCACTGGCAGCCATATTCTTTATGGCAAAAATTCCGGCTGAACGTCATAGCATCAGCATTAATGAGCTGACCACTGACGAAAAGCGGGAGTTGATTAAAGCAATGAATCATTTTCGTGCAGTGGTGAGCTTATTTCCCAGACGGCTAACCATGCCGAATTAACCAACCAATGAAATTAATGGCGTAAACCCGCCGGGCATCCCTTTATCTAAATTCAGGAGAATTGATTATGCGTAATATTGAAACCCTCTCGACCAAAACCGGACCGGATGACGCAGGGCTTAATATTTTACTGACAGAGGCTCGTCTGGAAGAACGCCGGGCAAGGGCTGAAGCAATGGCAGCTCGCCTTGATAGCCTGGCGTGTCATATCACATCCCGCCAGCTAACCCACGTCGAAGCGGCAGAACTGCTTCGTGTGACTGCTGAAGCAATCCAGAACGAAGCGCAGGAGATCCACTAATGGCTGATGCAATGGATCTCGTACAGCAGCGCGTTGAAGAAGAACGCCAACGCCATATCCGTGCTGCCCGTGCCAAAACGCCGGGCGTGTCCCGCGTGCTTTGCATTGAGTGTGAAGCGCCAATTCCGCCAGCACGCCGCCGTGCCATTCCGGGTGTGCAGCTTTGCATTACCTGTCAGGAAATCGCAGAGCTGAAAGGCAAACATTACAACGGAGGTGCTGTATGAGCACCATCCTGAAATGGGCGGGAAATAAAACTGCCATAATGTCCGAACTGAAAAAACATCTTCCTGCTGGCCCGCGACTGGTTGAACCTTTCGCGGGTTCCTGTGCTGTGATGATGGAGACGGATTATCCCAGCTATCTGGTTGCGGATATTAATCCTGATTTAATCAACCTCTATAAAAAGGTTGCCGCTGATTGTGAATCGTTTATATCTCGCGCCAGAGTTTTATTTGAGATCGCAAACAGGGAGGTGGCTTATTACAACATAAGGCAGGAGTTTAATTACTCAACTGAAATTACTGATTTCATGAAAGCGGTATATTTCCTGTATCTCAATCGTCACGGTTACCGTGGTTTATGTCGCTATAACAAGAGCGGGCATTTCAACATTCCCTACGGTAATTATAAAAATCCGTATTTCCCTGAAAAAGAAATTCGCGCATTTGCAGAAAAGGCCCAGCGAGCAACGTTTATCTGCGCCAGCTTTGATGAAACGCTGGCGATGTTGAAGGCGGGGGATGTGGTGTATTGCGATCCGCCGTATGACGGTACGTTTTCCGGCTATCACACTGACGGCTTCACTGAAGATGACCAGTATCACCTGGCATCTGTTCTTGAACATCGGTCATCAGAAGGACATCCGGTCATTGTTTCTAACAGTGACACATCCCTGATCCGTTCGCTGTATCGCAATTTTACTCACCACTACATCAAGGCAAAACGCAGCATCGGTGTGGCAGCTGGCGAGGGTAAATCAGCAACAGAAATCATTGCTGTTTCCGAGCCGCGCTGCTGGGTGGGATTTGATTATTCGCGTGGCGTGGATAGTTCTGCCGTGTACGGAGTACGTGCATGAGTCATGCCGATATGAACAACTGCTGCGGCTTTAACGAAGCTGCCGCATCGTTCTCATGGAACAGCCCGAAAAAGGCCATTAACCCTTATCTGGACCCGGTGGAAGTTGCGCCGGTTTCTACGCTTTCAAACCTGATCACTCTGTACGCTGCCGATAACGAGCAGGAACAGCTGCGCCGTGAGGCGCTGAGTGATCAGGTCTGGGAGCGTTATTTCTTTAATGAATCCCGTGATCCTGTCCAGCGCGAAATGGAACAGGATAAGCTCATTAGTCGGGCAAAGCTGGCGCATGAGCAGCAGCGTTTTAATCCGGATATGGTCATTCTGGCGGACGTCAACGCCCAGCCTTCCCATATCAGCAAGCCGCTGATGCAACGTATTGAATACTTCAGCAGCCTGGGCAGGCCAAAGGCTTATTCCCGCTATTTACGTGAGACGATTAAGCCATGTTTGGAACGACTGGAGCATGTACGCGACAGTCAGCTATCTGCATCTTTTCGCTTTATGGCAAGCCATGAAGGGCTGGACGGCCTGCTGATCCTGCCTGAAATGAGTCAGGATCAGGTGAAACGCCTGTCTACCTTGGTAGCTGCGCATATGAGTATGTGCCTTGATGCCGCTTGTGGCGATTTGTATGCCACCGATGACGTTAAGCCAGAAGAAATCCGCAATACATGGGAAAGGGTGGCAGCGGAAACCCTGCGTCTGGATGTCATCCCGCCTGCGTTTGAGCAACTCCGTCGGAAAAGAAACCGCCGTAAACCCGTGCCCTATGAACTCATTCCGGGTTCGCTGGCGCGTATGTTGTGCGCCGACTGGTGGTATCGGAAATTATGGAAGATGCGTTGCGAATGGCGGGAAGAGCAGTTGCGTGCAGTCTGCCTTGTCAGCAAAAAAGCATCTCCTTATGTCAGCTATGAAGCCGTGATGCATAAACGTGAGCAGCGCCGTAAGTCGCTGGAGTTTTTCCGTTCTCATGAGCTGGTGAACGAAGACGGCGACACGCTGGACATGGAGGATGTGGTAAACGCCAGCAGCAGCAACCCAGCGCATCGCCGCAATGAGATGATGGCCTGTGTTAAAGGTCTGGAGCTTATCGCGGAAATGCGCGGTGACTGCGCCGTTTTCTACACCATCACCTGTCCGTCACGTTTCCATTCCACGCTAAATAACGGCAGGCCCAACCCAACCTGGACAAATGCGACGGTAAGACAAAGCAGTGATTATCTGGTCGGCATGTTTGCTGCATTTCGTAAGGCGATGCACAAAGCCGGATTGCGGTGGTATGGCGTGCGGGTGGCTGAGCCGCATCATGACGGTACAGTTCACTGGCACCTGTTGTGTTTTATGCGCAAAAAAGACCGCCGCACCATCACTGCATTACTGCGTAAGTTTGCCATCCGTGAAGACCGCGAGGAGCTGGGCAATAACACTGGGCCGCGCTTTAAGTCTGAGTTGATTAACCCGCGCAAAGGTACGCCAACAAGCTACATCGCGAAATACATCAGTAAGAACATTGACGGGCGTGGTCTGGCTGGCGAGATCAGCAAGGAAACGGGGAAATCCCTGCGTGATAATGCTGAATACGTTAATGCCTGGGCGTCTCTGCATCGTGTTCAGCAATTCCGCTTCTTTGGCATTCCGGGGCGTCAGGCTTACCGTGAACTGCGATTGCTGGCTGGTCAGGCGGCAAGGCAACAGGGGGACAAAAAAGCAGGTGCGCCGGTACTGGATAACCCGCGCCTTGATGCCATTCTGGCTGCTGCTGATGCTGGTTGTTTTGCCACCTACATCATGAAGCAGGGTGGCGTACTGGTTCCCCGCAAATATCACCTCATCAGAACTGCTTATGAAATCAACGAAGAGCCGACCGCCTATGGCGATCACGGCATTCGTATTTATGGCATCTGGTCACCTATTGCAGAGGGCAAGATCTGCACTCATGCCGTGAAGTGGAAAATGGTTCGTAAGGCCGTTGACGTTCAGGAGGCGGCAGCCGACCAGGGCGCTTGCGCCCCTTGGACTCGTGGCAATAACTGTCCCCTTGCTGAAAATTTGAACCAACAAGGGAAAGACAAATCAGCTGATGGGGATACCAGAACGGACATTACCCGCATGGATGACAAGGAGTTGCACGATTACCTGCACAGTATGAGCAAAAAAGAGCGCCGGGAACTGGCTGCAAGGTTACGCCTGGTGAAACCGAAACGGCGTAAAGACTACAAACAGCGAATTACAGACCATCAGCGACAGCAGCTTGTCTATGAGCTGAAGTCCAGAGGATTTGATGGTAGCGAGAAAGAGGTCGATTTACTCCTTCGCGGCGGCAGTATTCCGTCAGGAGCAGGCCTGCGTATCTTCTATCGGAACCAGCGTTTGCAGGAAGATGATAAGTGGCGGGATCTGTATTAATTACGCGGGTTAACAATTCGTGCTCTTAATAATACCAGGCATATCAGGCTGATGAACGTAAAAAACGTTTTACATCAGTAAGATTATTATATACTGTAAATATAAACAGTGGATATGTATACAGTATTGCTTTGGTGTCATAGGAGGAAAGATGCAGGACTATTTTTTGGAGTCTTTGAAGCTCCAGCGCATTGATTTTTTTCTTAAGCTTGTGGCGGCTAGTGAGTGTAGTGATGAAGAGAAGGGGCTGGCTCTGCAGTGGGTTTCTGAATTGACTGATGAACTCATGGCAAAAATCAGAACCCACGAATACAACCGCTCAATGGATGTCATCAGCTGAGGTGACTTTTATGCGCATTGAAATAATGATCGATAAAGAGCAGAAGATTAGCCAGTCTACCCTGGACGCCCTTGAATCCGAGCTTTACCGCAATCTGCGCCCCCTGTATCCCAAAACGGTAATTCGCATTCGCAAAGGTAGCTCTAACGGGGTGGAACTAACCGGACTGCAACTGGACGAAGAAAGAAAACAAGTGATGAAAATTATGCAGAAGGTGTGGGAAGACGACAGCTGGCTGCATTAAGAAACGTTGCTGGCGTCTGAACTTGCTTCTGGCGTCAGCAAGGTTGAACAACGAGCCCTTGCGAGGCGTTAGCTCTGTAGTGCATGTCTATGCCGCATGAGATCGCATGATCGTTTGAGGATCGTTTTTGCTAAGGCCCGCCAGAACTGGCGGGCTTTTGCGTAGATCATGCAGGTGCATGAAAACCACTACATAAAGCGGGCAGGCGTGGCGGGGATACGAGCGCGCGCCTTGCCTTATATCTATTTGTTCATTAAAATCATTATGCTCTTTAGTGTAGGAACATTGGTTCCAGCCGGGTGATTAGCCAGGCTTAAATTTATTGTCCGGTTTAGGGTTGCGAAAGACACAGATTTCTCCTTCGCATCCCTGCCCGGGGCAGATATGCGAAGGAGAAATCTGTGTCTTTCGCTGTCTTTAGTGAAGAGTCAAAGCGCTATGTAAAGTTGCATAGCGCTTTGGTTTTAAGAGGGGTTATATGCAACTAACTTCTAAAATTATCAGTAAGTTTAATTATAATAGATTAGCTTTCCAATTACTTTTAAATGAGGCCCCCAAAAAATATAAAGTTTATTATATTCCTAAACGTGGCGCAGGTTTTCGGGTGATAGCTCAGCCGACAAAGGAACTAAAAAACGTACAGAGATTTATAGTATCTTTGCTACAGCCAAAGCTGCCTGTTCATCATAAGGCAATGGCATATGAATATAAAAAAAGTATTAAAGATAATGCATTGTTGCATAAAGATAATAATTATATTCTTAAAATGGATTTTCAGAACTTCTTTAACAAAATTAAACCTGATATATTTTTCTCGAAACTTGAGAACACAGGGCTGAAATTGGATTCATTTGATGAGAACACCCTACGTAATTTGCTTTTTTGGCGTCCGGGAAAAAAGAGAAGTACAACGTTGATATTAAGTGTAGGGGCGCCAAGCTCACCATTTATTAGTAATTTTGTTATGTATGACTTTGACAAGAGTCTTGATGATTGGTGCCGTAACAATGGTATCACTTATTCAAGGTATGCAGATGATATAACTTTTTCAACTAATATTAAGGATATATTGTGCAGGGTTCCTAAGGTGGTAAAAAAAATGTTGTCGCTCCATGTTCCCGGTCTATCAATCAATGAATCTAAAACAATTTTTACATCGATGGCTCATAATCGGCACGTGACTGGTGTAACACTTACACCTCAGGGCAATTTATCAATTGGTCGCGATCGTAAAAGGATGCTGTTTGCAAAGATTCATAAATATTCTTTGGGACTCTTATCTTCCGAAGAAATAAATAAAACCAAAGGGATGATTGCGTTTGCAAATTATTTGGAGGGTGATTTTTTATTAAGGTTACAAAAAAAATATGGTTGTGAGTTAATAACTAAGTTCCTGATGGAAGGAAACAAATAATGATAAATAAAATGAATTTAGAGACTTGCTATGTTGATTTTTTAGAGTTGGAATCACATGTGATAAACGAGGATTATTTGAAGGAGTCTGTTGAGCTTCAAAAGCTAATATCTACTTTAAATGAGAGTAAGTTTCATTTAAATAAAATAGGTATACATGATTTTAAACGGATAAGAGAACTACAGATTTCTTTAGAAGATGATTTGACTGTTTTTGTCGGGGATAACGGATTCGGTAAAAGCACTATTTTGGATGCAATAGCAATTGTTTTGAGTTGGTTGAGATCAAATATTGAAAAGGAGAGTAAGCCTGGTACTTATATTAAAAGCCATGAAGTTAATAACTCTGTTGATGTTGAGTATGCATCAATTGATGCAAATATAAAACTCAAGGACTTTAATACCAGTATTTTGATTACTAAAGCGAAAGAGGGGGCATATTATTCTAGAAATAATGAATTGTTGGAGGTAAAAAAACTTGCAAGTATTTATAGACTTGTGAATAAATATGTTGATAATGCAAGCTTGCCTTTGATGGCATATTATTCTATTGCGCGTTCTTATATAGGCGGTGGGGTTGATAGGAAAAGAAAAAATGCTAAAACTAAAACTGTATGGTCAAAATTCGATGTGTATGATGAAATCGAGTTTGACAGAAATGATTTTACCGATTTTTTTCAATGGCTTGTATTTCTTCATAACAGAGCTTCACAAGAGAAATTGAGTGAGTCACAAACGACAATCAATGCGTTATTTTCAGATATTCAGAGTTTGAAAGCAACATTAACTCAACTATCTGCGATTGATAATATTGATTCAACAGTTATAAAAGGTTTAGAGCTTTCGCTTAAAGAAAAATTGAACTACATGAAATCTCTGCAATCAGGAGAACATAAGTTTAATAATGCAGTATCACTTTATGATAGTGTTATAAATACCATTCTAAAGTTCTTGCCTGAATTTCAGTGGATTAAGCTTGTTTATGGTGATGATGATTATAAGATTATCCTTAAAAAAGGAGAGGTTGAATTAGATATTCAACAGTTGTCTCAAGGTGAGAAAACTATATTTACTTTAGTTGGTGATTTGGCTCGACGTTTAATTTTACTTAATCCTAATTTATCTAATCCTCTATTGGGATATGGGATTGTTTTAATTGATGAAATTGATTTGCATTTGCATCCGCAATGGCAACAGACAATTATTGAGCGTTTGACATCTACATTCCCAAATGTTCAATTTGTAATTACTACCCATAGCCCACAGGTTTTATCCACTGTTAGCTCTCGTTCAGTGCGTATTCTACAGGAAGTGGAAGTAGATGGTGTTAATGATTTGATAGTGTCTCACCCCGACTATCAAATAAAAGGTGTTAGTAATCAGGATGCACTTTTATATGGAATGAGAACTGATCCTATACCCTCTACTAAAGAAAATGGTTGGCTTGAAGAATATAAAAAATTGGTTGAGCTTAATCGTTATAGCAGTGACGAGGCTCTTTTGTTAAGAGAAAAAGTTATTAAACATTTCGGATTAGACCATCCTTTAGTTCAAGAGTGTGATGATCTTATATCTGTTTTGGAGTTCAAAAATAAGATAAATCAGCACTTTTCTGGAAGTAAGGATGTAAAATGAAATATCTATCTAGGCAAATGCCAGGGCCTTCCGTTCTTAATAAATTTGACTATAGGAGGGATGATTGGAATTCCCTATCATCAAATGATAAAAAAGAAATATGGGAAGAAATAATAAAAATGCAAGGTAAATTATGTGCTTATTGCGAGAAAAAAATAGAGCATCATAAAAGTGGTGGCAAAAATAAAGTTGAGAGGCATATTGAGCATTTTTACAGGAAAAGTTATTACAAAAATTTAACTTTCGAGTGGTCTAATTTGTTTGGCTCATGTGGTGAGCCGCAAAGGTGTGGGTTTTATAAGGATAAGCAAAAATATAACGATGATGATTTAATTAAAGCTGATAGACAAAATCCAGATGTTTTTTTCCATTTTTTGGAAAATGGTGATGTTCATATTAGAGAAGGCTTGAATGAGAAAGAACACAAAATGGCAGAGGTTACGTTAAGAGTATTTAACTTAAACCCGTCCTCAGGAGGAGTCAAGGCGGAAAGAAGACGTGCAATAGAATTAAGCATGACATTAATAAAGGAACTGGTCGGATGTGCATCTCAGCTTATTGAATCAGGATGTGAAATTGAAGATGTTAGATCTATGGTCTTTGATGAGTTTAAAAAGAATGTAAAAGATAGATGCTTTACCACTGCGATAAAGCATGTTTTTGAGAATAGAATGCCTTAAAGGTTAGAGGGATGTATATATAATTAATCTATATTATATTCTGAGAAATTGATAATATGCATCCCTATCCACTGATTAAATTCATGGATTTTTTTTTGTAGAGGTACTAATTCATTTGTCACAAAAACCTTACTAGCTTTCTCCACATCCCCAAAACCCCCAACATTATTAGGCATTATCCCCATCATCTGTGGCGGAACGCGATGTGCTGCCATCATGTCATCGCGGCTGACATTTTTGATATTCAGAAACTCATCCTTCGCCGCAACTTCTGACAAAGGGATGATCTGAAGGCCGTCCTTTTTGCCATTAGGCGAGTACATAAACAGGTTGCGGAAGTTGCCTGGACCTTTGGCGCTTTTCATCGCGTTGCGGAGATTGTTCACATCCTCCTGATTCTGCGCGGCGTCGGTCATGTACATGATGAAGCCTGCATGGCTGCCGTTGATGTAATACTTACGGCGGAACAGCGTGGCAGACTCGTTGAGCAGGGCGGATGGAATGGCAGAAAGATAGCCTGGCAGGCCGTAGATCTCCTGGTTGATGTCCGGTTCCATCAGATGAAAAATGCTGCCTTTCGTGAACTGATACGGCTGGGTTGTCATACCGTATTGCACAAACCAGTAGGTACCCGCGAACCTGCGAAGAAAGAAAGCACCACGGTGAAGCGTAAGCGCAGAACTAAGAAGCAGAAGAAAGAGCCAGAAGCGAAGCAGGGCGATTACCTGGTGGGTACGGATGAAAACGTGCTGGTACTTAATCGCACTTATGCCAACCGGAGCAACGCCGAACGAGCGGCGAAAATGCAGTGGGAACGCCTGCAACGCGGCGTTGCGTCATTCTCGCTACAACTGGCAGAAGGGCGGGCAGATCTCTACACGGAAATGCCAGTGAAAGTCAGTGGCTTTAAACAGCCGATAGATGATGCGGAATGGACCATTACGACTCTGACGCATACCATCAGCCCGGATAACGGTTTTACGACCAGTCTGGAGCTTGAAGTGAGGATTGATGATTTCGAAATGGAATGATTCTTCGCAATGGAGAACTTTTAAGTTTGCAAAATGGAATAATGCGGTATCATTATTGTGAATTTAGCAAAAATGGGGAGAACTCGAAAAATGATGATTTGCCCACTGTGTGGAAGTGCCGCCCATACTCGCAGCAGTTTTCAGGTATCTTCATTGACCAAAGAGCGTTACAACCAGTGCCAGAACATTAACTGCAGCCATACTTTTGTTACCCATGAAACTTTTGTTCGTTCGATTGCAACGCCAAAAGAGTCAAATCCGGTTCAGCCGCATCCAATGAAATCAGGACAGGTGGCGCTCTCTCTTTGACGCTGCCGCCATTTTGTCGCCATCGTTAAAAAACAGTGTTTCTAACATCATGATTTTAAACAGCTTAAATTTCAGGCAACAAAAAACCCATCAACCTTGAACCGAAATGGCGGGGTTGATGGGCTCCACAAAATGGGGACATCAAAGAAAAGCAGTGGCACTAATTAAGACTGATGCCCTGCGGAAAAGTTCTGCGGTTGTGCAAAAAAATTTCATTTTCAGGGCAACTTCAGTTTTATCCTAATCCTGGCCATACCATGACGATGATTGTCCCTGCCAGCGTCAGCAGGACGTTGGCGATTGCATAGGTGCCCGCATAGCCCAGCGCCGGGATGTTACTGCGAGCTGTATCACTGATGATCTCCATTGCCGGCGCGCAGGTACGTGCGCCCATCATTGCGCCGAACAACAGCGCGCGGTTCATTCGCAATACATAAGCACCGAACAAGAAACAGATAACCACGGGCACCAGACTGACAATCAATCCGGCAATCAACATCTGACCGCCAATCGCGCCCAGGCCGTTATTAATACCGCTACCGGCGCTCAGACCAACGCCTGCCATAAACACCATCAAGCCGAACTCTTTCACCATGCTTAATGCACCCTGCGGAATGTAACCGAAGGTCGGGTGGTTAGCACGCATAAAGCCCAGCATAATTCCGGCGAATAACAACCCGGCAGCGTTCCCCATGCCGAAACTGAATGTGCTGAACTGGAAGGTGATCATCCCGATCATCAGCCCAATAACAAAGAAGGCGCAGAATGCCAGCAGGTCAGTGACCTGGCTGTGAATCGAGATAAAGCCGATGCGATCGGCGATGGTTTTTACGCGGCGGGCATCGCCGCTGACTTGTAAAACGTCACCTTTGTTAAGCACGACGTTGTCATCTATCGGCATCTCAATCTGGCTACGAATGACGCGGTTAAGGAAGCAACCGTGATCGGTCAACTTCAGTTGTGCGAGACGTTTACCTACAGCGTTATGGTTTTTAACGACCACTTCTTCAGTGACGATACGCATGTCGAGAAGGTCACGATCGAAAACTTCTTTACCGTTACGGAAGCTGGGATCGAGTCGGGCATGGGCGTCGGGATAGCCTACCAACGCTATTTCATCGCCCATTTGTAGCACGGCATCACCGTCTGGATTTGCCAGAATCCCGTTACGTCGAATACGTTCAATGTAGCAGCCGGTTTGTCGATAAATACCCAGTTCACGCAGATTTTTGCCGTCGGTCCAGGCCACCAGTTCCGGGCCGACGCGATAGGCGCGGATCACCGGTAAATAAACCTTACGGTTGGCATCAGTGTCCAGGCCACGTTCGCGGGCGATTTGCTGGGCGCTGGTCTGTAAGTCCTGATGCTGCAATTTCGGCAAGTAACGCGCACCAACAATCAAACTCACCAGACCGATTAAATAGGTTAAGGCATACCCGAGGCTCAGATTATCCAGTGCCAGTGAGAGCTGCCTGCTTTCCATGCCGGAATGACGCAGTGTATCGCCAGCACCGACCAGAACCGGTGTCGACGTCATAGAGCCTGCTAACATACCGGCCGTCAGGCCAATATCCCAGCCAAACAGCTTACCTAACCCTAAGGCGATCACCAGCGCACTGCCAACCATCACCAGTGCTAACATTAGGTAATTTTTCCCATCGCGAAAAAAAATGGAAAAAAAGTTCGGTCCGGCTTCGACCCCGACGCAGAAAATAAACAGCATAAAGCCAAGATTAAGCGCATCGGTGTTAATGCTGAAATGTTGTTGGCCTAATAACAGCGATACGACTAAAACGCCAATGGAATTACCCAGTTGGATCGAACCAAGTCGTAACTTTCCGAGACATAGCCCAAGCGCGAGGACCACAAATAATAACAGAATGTAATTCCCATTTAACAATTCGGCGACGTTTATATTCACGGAGGCTAACTTCTTGTTTACTAGTAAGCTGTTGAAAGAAATGGTAATTTACGATAATGTTTTTTACCAGAATTCAGGGCGCAGATTCATTCAGCGCACCTAAACGATAGTAAAGTAACAATATATTTTACTAGTGTAATCACATTAGGTATCAACGGCTATATGAATTGCGTTGGCCTATATTAGCATGGAATGCGAAGCGGCTTTATCTTACTGAACGCCACACTGGCGAAAAATGTGTTCGATAGACGCAGTGTCAGGAGGAACGAGTGAAACATAAACAACGTTGGGCGGGGGCAATCTGCTGTTTTGTCCTCTTCATTGTGGTGTGCCTTTTTCTGGCGACGCACATGAAAGGCGCTTTTCGGGCTGCCGGGCATCCTGAAATCGGCTTGCTATTTTTCATTCTTCCTGGAGCAGTCGCCAGCTTCTTTTCACAGCGTAGAGAAGTCCTGAAACCTCTGTTTGGCGCAATGCTGGCGGCACCCTGTTCGATGCTCATTATGCGGCTGTTTTTTTCACCGACGCGCTCATTCTGGCAAGAGCTGGCATGGTTACTAAGCGCGGTGTTCTGGTGTGCGCTGGGGGCACTGTGTTTCTTATTTATCAGTAGTTTGTTTAAACCACAGCACAGAAAAAATCAGTAAAGCCCTCAACGCGAGGGCTTGTCAGACGATCAGGCGTCCAGATTTTCTTTCACCCATGCAGCAAAATCGGTATAGCCGCCGATATGTTGCTGATCGACAAAAATCTGCGGCACGGTTTCTACGGGTTTACCTGCCTTTTGTTGTAGATCTTCTTTAGTGATCCCTTCCGCACGAATATCTACATACTGATACTGAAAATCATCGCGTTCATTGCTCAATTTCTCAGCCAGATCTTTTGCACGCACACAGTAAGGGCAACCCGAACGACCAAAAATAACGGTTTGCAT